GGCAGCGTCGACGAGATCATCGAGGACGGCGGCGAGATCCGGCACGCGATCGTCAACCAGGTCGAGCTCGTCAGCAGCAACGAGATCGACGATGCCACGGCCGCCGCGATCTCCGAGATCAGCATGACCGAGAAGGGCGGGCTGAAGGTCAAGTTCCACGACAAACAGACCGCGCTGGTCAACCTCGGCAAGCACCTCGGCATGTTCAAGGACACGGTGAAGATCGAGGGCGCCGCAGAGATCATCGCCGCGCTCGAGGAGGCGAGGCAGCGCGCCGCCGAGGCCAATGCAAAACCCGGTTCGTGAACTCGCCCGGGACATAGGCTCCTACGCCTTCGACCCGCTCGGCCATGCGCTCTACGCCTTTCCGTGGGGTAAGGCCGGCACGCCGCTCGACGGTATCACTGGGCCCAGGCAATGGCAGGGCGACGTGCTGGCGACGATCCGCGAGCATCTGTCCAACCCTGAGACTCGCTTCACCCCGCTACGCCTCGCCGTTGCGTCCGGTCACGGCATCGGGAAATCCGCGCTCGCCGGCATGATCTCGAAATGGGGGCTCGACACCTGCGTCGACACGCGCATCGTCGTCACCGCCAACACCGAGGGCCAGCTTCTCACCAAGACCAGCCCGGAGATCGCGAAATGGCACCGCATGGCGATCACGCGCGGCTGGTTCGACATCGCCACAAAGAAGATCAGTTCCAGCCAGCCGGGCCACGCCGACCACTGGCGGCTCGATTTCGTCACCTGGTCCGAGAAGAACACCGAGGCGTTCCAGGGCCTCCACAATCTCGGCCGGCGCCTGATCGTGCTGATGGACGAAGGCTCGGCCATTCCCGACACGATCTGGGAGGTGATCGAGGGCGCGCTGACCGACGAAAATACCGAGCTGATCTGGATCGTTTTCTCCAATCCGACGCGCAACACGGGCCGCTTCCGCGAGTGCTTCGGGCGCTACCGCAACCGCTGGATCACCCGCCAGATCGACAGCCGCGACGTCGAGGGCACGAACAAGGAATATCTCCAGTCGATCGTCGACACCTATGGCGAGAACAACGACATCTCGAAGGTCCGCGTCAAAGGCCAGTTCCCGTCGGCTTCGTCGCTGCAGTTCATCTCGTCGGCGGAGGTCGCCTCGGCGCGCGCCAGGTCGAAAGAGGACAATTCCGGCGTGCTGCTGCCCTCAGACGCGGTGATCTTCGGCGTCGATCACGCCCGCTTCGGAGAGGACCAGAGCGTGCTCGCAATCAGGCAGGGCAGGGACGCAGCCTCCCGCCCATGGAAGCGCTGGCAGGGCGCGAACTCGATGCAGATCGCAGGCGACATCCATGCCGAGATGCTGCGCTATCGCCCGGATGCCGTGTTCATCGACGCTGGCGGCCCGAATGCGGGCGGCGTGATCGACCGCCTGCGGCAGCTCAACCCCGAATATGAGGGCATCTTCGAGATCGACTTCGGCGGTACCGGCCGCGAGGCGAACTGGCAGGGTGAGATCAGGGTCAAGACCGCCAACAAGCGGGCGGAGATGTGGACCAACATGCGTGCCTGGATAGGCCGCGCCATCCTGCCCGATGCACAGGAAATTGAGGATGATCTTTGTGGCATCGAGTACGGCTACGCCGCGGACATGAGCACCATTGTCCTCGAAAAGAAGGAGCACATGAAGGCCCGGCAGTTGCCGTCACCCGACAATGGCGATGCCCTGGCCCTCACCTTCGCCGAGCATGTCGAGCCGCGCGTGGTCCCAGAATATCTCAACCCGGAGCATTACGGGCGAGCCAAGGACTTCGACCGCTACGCCGAGACGCCGGACTATCAGCCGATGGGCCGCGAGTACGACCGGCACGGAGAGCTTTGATGGACATGAACAGCCGCTTCATCCGCTCGATCAAGCGCGAGACGCTGCTCACCGGCGACGTCCGCTATGGACTGGCGCGCAACGTTCCGGCGACCGACGCGAAGGGCAAGGATTGCCTGATCGCCCTGGTCGTTATCGAGCGTGACAACGGAGCCTTCCAGACCGTAGGTATCAGCGAGGAGCGCATTCGTTTCCATGGCGAAGGCGTGATCAGGCAGGAAATCGAAAGGGCGGTGTTCGGATGAACAGGGAGACGAGACAGGCCGCCAGCGCGGTCAGCGAGATCACCGCCCGTTCGGCCGAATTGGTCGAGGAATATACCGCCAAGCTCGACGCCTATGTGGACGTGCTGATCCCGTCGCTGCTCGACAATGCCGAATATGCCGCCCGCACCTCGGCGCTGATGATCGCGCTGAACCGGGAGCTGGCCCGCTGCGCCGTCGCGTTCGGGGCGGCGCACGAGATTTTACCCGAGGCGATCGTCGAGGTCGTGGTGGCGGGCTTCGTGAAGAACCTGGCGATCTGCTCCAACGCGATCGACGGGCAGAGCCAGTTGGTGCAGTGATGGACGAGACGCTGAGAGACATCTTCCCCGAAGGCGCGTTCGCCGGGAACTGGTGGGTCATCCGCCACATGCTGATTGAGAACTGCCGGATTGAAGGCGGCCATCAACTGATCGCCGCATAGCCCGCGATTCAACGCCTGCGGCCCTGCGCCTAGCCGAGGGGCCATGTGCCTCTCCGCGATCTCACCACTTGCCGGCGCACTCTCGGGCAAAAGCTCCGGCCTCGCCATGATGAGCCCGGCCCTCGCGATCGGAAAATCGCTGTTCGGCAAGAAGAAGCCTGATCGCCAGCAGATTCTCTACCCGGCGGGAGGCTGAAATGTGCGTCATCCCAAAGGCCCCGAAAGCCCCGGTCATCCCCGAGCGCCAGGCCGTGCAGGCGCCGCAGGACGCGGTTGACCAGCGCACCGGCCTCAACGCCCGCCGCCGCCGGGGCATGTGGGCCTCGATCTTCACCTCTCCCCGGGGCGTCGTGACCGGCGCCCCCAATGTGACCGGCACGCCGGGGTACTGATGGCGCTCACCCTCCGCGAACGCTGCCAGAAACGGCTCGACGGGCTGAAGAAAAGCCGCCAGCCCTACGAGGCGGAAGCCAAGGAAATCGCCTCGCTCGGCCAGCCCGCGCGCTCCCGCTGGCTCAATTCCGACACCAACAAGAACATCCGCCAGCGCAACAGCCGGCTCAATTCCTCGCACGGCATCTTCGCTTTCCGCACGCTGCAGGGCGGGATGACGTCGGGCCTCAGCTCACCCTCCCGGCCATGGAAGGCGCTCACCACCTTCGACGAGGCGCTGAAGGAGGATCCCGAGGTCAAGGCGTGGCTCGCCGAGGTCGACCGCCGCATGGACGCCTTCCTCGCCGCCACCAATTTCTACGCCGCGGTCAAGACCGGCTATCTCGAAATGGGCCTGTTCGGGACCGAGGCTTGCGTGATGGTCGAGCACCCGGTCGAAGGCGCGGTCTGCCATCAGCTTACCTTCGGCGAGTATTGGATCGGGCTCGGCACCGCGCTCACCCCGGACTCGCTCTATCGCCGCTGCCCGCTCACCGTGAACCAGGCCGTGCAGCGCTTCCGCGACAAGGTGAGCCCGCGCATCCGGGCCGCCTACGACAACAGCCGGTATGACGACGTTTGCGATTTCTACCACGCGATCGAGCCGAACGACGAGCGCGAGGAGGGCAGGGCGGATTGGCGGGGCAAGAAGTACCGCTCGATCTATTGGGACGAGCAGACCGGCCCGCAGACCGAGCCGCTGGAGATCGCCGGCGCAGACGAACAGCCGTTCTGGGCGCCGCGATGGGACACGACCGGCGCCGATGCCTGGGGACAGGGCCCGGGCCACGACGCGCTGCCGGATCTGCGCGAGTTGCAGCTTCAGACCAAGCGCAAGGCCGAGGCGACGGATCTTCTGGTCTGGCCGGAGATCATCGCGCCGGCCAGAGTGAAGCTGCGCCGCCAACCCAAGTCGGTGGTCTCCGCCTCGGCCGCCGACATCGACAAGGTTTCGGTGCCCTACGAGATCGAATATCAGACCATCGCCGCGATCAACGACGACGTGATCCGGTGCGAGCAGGCGATCGACCGGGCCACCTATGCCGACCTGTTCATGGCGATCACCAACATGGCGGGCATCCAGCCCCGCAACATCGAGGAGATCGCGAGCCGCAACGAGGAGAAGCTGACCCAGCTTGGCCCGGTGATCGAGCGGGTGAACAACGAAAAGCTCGAGGTGGCGCTCGATCGCGTCTACGGCATCATGGACCGCTCCAAGCTGTTGCCGCCGCCGCCCGAAGCGCTGGCCGATACCGAGCTCAAGATCGAGTTCGTCTCGATCCTGACCCAGATGCAGCGCATGGTCGGGCTTGGCGGCATCGAGCGGACCGCTGGCTTCATCGGCGGGATGCTCGGCAGCTTCCCAGAAGCTGGCGACAATTTCGATTATGACGAGGGCGTGCGCGAATATGCCTCTCGGGCCGGCGCGCCGCCGAAGATGATCCGCACCGCCAAGGCCGTCGAGGAAATCCGCGACGCCAGGGCGCAGAAGGAAAACATGGAGCGCATGGTCGCGGCGGCCCCGGCCGCGAAGGATGGCGCGAGCGCGGCGAAGATTCTCTCCGAGATTGACGCGGGCGCCATGCCGATCGCTGGCGGGCCGGTGCCGCTGTGAGCCTCTACCGGGTCCGCGCCACCAAGCCGCTCTATGTCGAGACGCCGCTATGGGACGACCAGCGCGGCGGGCTCATTCCCGATCTCACCGTCGACGGCGCCAAGGAAATTGACACAGGCCTCGTGACGGCACGCGGTGAGCCGATCTGCCGCGTCGCCCCCCCCATTGGTTTCGGGCGAGACCATGAGCGCTGACGCCCAAACGAAGACCGACATGGAGTTCCTGAACTCCCGCCCCGAGTTCCGCAGATTTTTGTGGCGCGCGATTCAACTGGCCCGGATTTTCGACCAGGCAGGCTCCGGGTCATCCGAGCGCGATCTCGCTTATGCGCAGGGGCGACGGGACCTGGGGCTAGACCTCCTGGCAGATGCGGAAGCGGGACAACCCGCCGCGCACCCTGAAGGCATCCCAATCTTCACCGCGATTCAAATCATGCGCGAAGCCGCGCAGCAGCCGACGGAGCAACGAAAGACCCGATATGACCGCCACGCCGAACCCGACCCTGATGACGACGACCAGCCTTGAAGCGCTGATCTCGTCTCTGACGCCCGCCGAGCGCGCCCATGGCCGCTTCCTCCGGGCGCCTGATCATGGCGAGGGCGGCGATGCCGGCGACGATTCCAACGTCAATGATCAGGGCGACGGCGACAAGCAGGACGACGGCGCGGACGACAAGGGGTCTGACAAGGACGGCGCCGATGAAGGCGACTCCAAGGGCGACGACAAGCAGGACGAGGCCGACGCCGACAAGTCGCTGATGGGCAAGGCCGGCGAGAAAGCCGACGGCGAAAAGGACAAGGGCCCGGACCTCCCCGAAAAGTACGAGCTCGCGGCGCCAGAAGGCTTCACCATCGACGAAGATTTGCTTGCTGCCGCCGATCCTGTGTTCCGCGAGCTCGGCCTAGGCAACGACCAGGCCAACAAGCTGATGCCGCTCATCCCGGCGTTCGCCGAGAAGCTGGTCGCCGCACAGAACGACGCGCATCAGGCGATGGCGGCTGGCTGGGCGAAGGAAGCGAAGGCCGACAAGGAACTGGGCGGCGCGAACTGGGCCGAGACCGAAACGCTGGTCGCCCGCGCGCTCGACACGTTCGGCGCCCCGGAAGGCTCCGAGTTCCGCAATCTCCTCAATGAGACGAAGCTCGGCAACCACCCCGAGATGATCCGCATGTTCCGCAGCATCGGCGAGAAAATCGGCGAGGGCGGCGATTTCGTCCGCGCCGACGGCGGCGCCCCGGTCAAGCAGGACCGCACGGCAATCCTCTATCCAGACGACGTTAAGAAAGAAGGAGCGAACTGATGGCGACCATTGGGGCATCCTACCTCAACCTGATCGACATGTTCAGGGCGGGTGGCGACGCGGCGACCGCCGAGGTTGTCGAGGTTCTGAGCCGGCTTTCGCCGGTCGTCCGCAACGCCTTCACGGTCGAGGCGAACAAGGGGACGACCCACGTTCACTCGATCCGCACCGGCCTTCCCGCCGTGACCTGGGGCCGCCTCTATCAGGGCATCCCGCAGTCGAAGTCGGGCCGCGCGAGCGTGACCGACACCACGGGCTTCGTCGAGGGCCTGTCGACCGTCGACACCAGGCTGCTCGACATCTCGCCGAACGCCGCGGCAGTCCGCATGGCCGAGGGCGAGGCCTTCATGGAATCGCTGGTGCAGGAGGCCGAGACCGGCTTCTTCTACCACGACGTCATCACCACGCCCGAGAAGTTCAAGGGCATGGCCGCGCGCTACAACGTGATCGGCGGCGGCGGCGCGGGCAACCAGGTCGTCGACGGCGGCGGCGCCGGTTCCGACAACACTTCGATCTGGATCGTCACGCATGGCGAGAAGGCGACCCACCTCATCCATCCCAAGGGAACGAAGGCGGGTATCGACCGGCAGGACAAGGGCGAGCAGCGCGTCACCGACTCGGACAGCAACGCCTATTACGTCAAGGAGGAGCTGTTCCGCTGGCACCTCGGCGTGGCGGTCCGCGACTGGCGCTACAATGCCCGCATCGCCAATATCGACGTCTCCGACATGATCGCCGGCAACGTCGATCTCTACGCGCTGATGCGCACCGCTTTCTACAAGCTGCAGGGCGTCTACGCGACGGCGATGCGCAATGCCGGCGGCGAGATCAACGAGAACGCCTCGGTCGAGGGCCGCACGGTCATCTACATGAACCGCACCGCGCTCGAGGCGCTGGACGCCACCGCGACCAATTCGACGCTCAATCCCGGCCTCTTCCTGAAGCCGATGGAGCTCGAGGGCCGCGTGGTCCAGTCCTATCGCGGCATCCCGATCGAGGTGACGGACGCCATCCTCAACACCGAAGCCGAAGTCGTTTGACGGGCCGCAAAGGAGACTTGAAATGATTGTCGACGACACCCTGGTCCTCTCCGACCATCAGGCGATCACCGGCGACGAGCGCTCGGACAACATCATCGACCTCGGCGCCGCCGGCACAGCCTTCGGGCATTCGGCCGCGGTCCCGCGCGATGTGGGCAAGGCCACCAGCATCCCGATCCAGGTCGCGGTCACGGAGGCGTTCAACACGCTGACCGACCTCACCATTTCGCTGCAGGTCGACGACGATGTGTCGTTCGGCTCGCCCAAGACGGTCGCCAAGCGCACCTACCTGCTCGCCGAGATCGACGAACTCACGCAGCTCGATTTTCCCGCCGAACTGCCGGTCGGGACCAGCGAGCGGTATCTGAGCCTCTACTACGATGTCGGCGGATCCAACCCGTCCACGGGCAAGATTTTCGCCGCCATCGTTGCGGGCCGCCAGGGCCAGTGAAGCTGAGCGGGGGTTAGTTGAGGAGAATTTGAAATGTCAGAGACCGGCAACCAGACCCATCGCGCCACGGAACGCGGCTATGCCAAGGGCGAGCTCATCGAGCCCGGCCAGTTCGTTCCCGCCGGCGTCGCGGTCAGCGAAAAGTGGATGGAGAGCCTGACGCCGCGCGAGGCGAATCTCCAGCGCGCGACCGAAGAGGCGCTCGACCCGCAGCCTGGCGACGTCGATGTCGACGCGCTGAAGGGCGCCGCGCTCACCGCTTATGCCGCCACGCTCAGCATCAACCGCGAAGGCCTGAGCGACGCGGATCTTCGCGCCGCCGTCAGGGCCAAGCGCGAGATCAACGCACAGTAACCGAAAGGCACCGCCATGTTCCTGCCGATGCTCGACTTCCTGGACCTTCAGGGACGCACCTTCATTCGTGCCGATGGCGGTAATGGCTCCGACAATCCACGTCGCGGCCGCAACCGGCCCTTCCTGACGGCGCAGGCTGCGGTCGACGCCGCCAGCGATGGCGACGCCATCCTGCTCGCCCCGGGCCGCTACACGGAAACAGTGACGATTCCGCGCACCAAGTCGCAGCTCGTCCTGATCGGCATGGGCGGCAGGGGTGCCGCCTATATCGACCCCTCGGTCGAGGACGCGGGCGGAATGGTCGTCCATGCCGATGACATCACGCTCTGCAACCTCGGCGTCGCGGCGGAGGATTCGACCTCCGGCGTTGCGCTCACCGTCACCGGCTCCCGCTTCCGCGCATTCGGCTCCAAGTTCGAGCAAGGCGCCAAGCAGGTTGTTCTCGGCCCGGGCACTGTCGCGCAGGAAGCCGCAGGCACGCATGGCACCGGCTCGGACGCATTGTTCGACGATTGCGAGTTCTGCTGGGGCACGGCCGGCGTCTTCCTCACCGCCTCCGACTATGGCGCGGTGACGCAGGCCAAGTTCAAGAATTGCGAATTCCACAATCTCACCGCCTCCTCGTTCGAGGAGACCGGCGGCACCGTGTCGATCCGCTTCTTCGATCTGCTCATCGACCGCTGCGTATTCGGCGACCTTGAGGACGGCACCGCGCCGACCAAGTGGGTGAGCCTCAACGACGACAACGCCAATGCGGGCGTCGTCAGCCGCTGCGTGTTCCCGTCCGCGATCAACTCGGGCAAGAACCTCTGCTCGACCGCGGTGCACTGGATCGGCAACCTCCACACCGGCGGCATCGCGGCCGCTCAGCCTTCCTGATGCTGGTCTTCGTCCTTTTTGTGCTGGCGATGCTCCTGACCGGGCTCGACGGCTTCGGCGCGTCCTGGAAGGATTTCAAGCTCGGCTGGATCGGCGTTGCGTTGGTCCTGCTCGCCGTGCTGATCGAGCGCGGGGCGCCGTAAGTGGCCGAGATGCGCGACAGTCGCCGGAAGGGCTTCTCCGATCCGGTCAGCGTCTTGGTCGCCGCCAACCTGCACGCCTCCACCGCGCTGACCAACGGCGTCTGTGACTGCATTTTCGTCACGGTGGCCGGCAATCTCGCCTGTCGTCCCGCTGGAAACACAGACGCGCAGGGCGATGTCATCCTTGCACTTGAGCGAGGCTGGCACCCGCTCCGCCTCTCCCACACCAGGGCGACAAGCACGACGGCAACGGTCTTCGTCGGCTACCGCTAATGGTCGGCATCGGCATCGGCATCGGGCTTGCCGACGTTCCCACGATACATCCCGGCGACGATCGCGCCGTTCCCGTCATCACCTCCGCCACGACGGCCAACAACGCCGAAAACGCCACCCTCGCGCATAGCCTCACCGCGAACGAGACTGTCAC